AAGTTGTTCGTCTATCTGTCTCATGTCGTTAATTAAATCCTCGTCCGCTTTGCACCATTGCTTTTATTCGTTCTTGCTCTAACCAAGCTAAAAATTTAAGTAGTCTTTTCATCTCTTTGCTGTTTAAGTTTTTCAATGTATAAAACCGCATCCATTAATTCTTCTTGTAAATGCGTCAGAAAGTCGTCGTTTTCGTTTTCGTATAGGGTAGTACCATATTTCTCTATTCCGTCTTTAGAACGTAAACTAAACCGATTTAGGACGCGTTCTACTATTGGGTCTGTCTTCATCTGTTTTTTAACTTAGGTTAATCCGTAAAATTCTCCCGTTCCGTTTGGACTTAATCGCGGTGTACCGTCATTGTCTTTTTCCCAATTAGGGTAAACCGTTTTTTTAATTCTTAACTTCTTTGGCGTTTTCATGTTAAAACTTGTCGGTTTTTTTGACTTGAAGAACATTTTAATTAGTGCTTTCATAAGTATTTATTTACAAGTGGGTGTTCTGTTTCGATTAGCTTAAAAATAATGTCGTGTATTTCGTCTTCGTCTATTTCGATGTCAGCTACTTGGTGACCATTGCAACGAGCGCAAATCGAATAACCTTTAAAGATGTCACCCTCAACTATTGAAAAGTGACCGCGACCGCGACAATCTGGACAAATTACTTCAAAAATCATAACTCTTTTCGTTTTTGATTACCTTACAAAACTACTATAATATTTTATACTAACAATACTTATGCACAAATTTTAACAAAAAAATTTTACTGAAAACAAAAAAGCCCCGTGTTTACGAGGCTTTTAGCGTTATATTTTTTTTTACTTTATTGCGTTATTGAATTTAAAACGGATAAAATCTATGTAGGTTTTGTTGTTTATTGTCCATTGCTTACGACAATTTGTACGGTCTGAACATTGCATACGGTGTTTAATTGTTCCGTGCGCTGTGGTTCGCATGGATTTGTAGTTACCTAATTTACCACATTCAGGACATTCGTATTTGTCACCGCCTTTTAATACAGCGTAATTGGTTTTAGGCTTAGAATAAGGGTTTAATTTCTGAAATACCTTTTCCAAAATAACAACGTCTTGTTTGCAGTATTCGACCATTTGGTTTAAGCTGGATGGACATTTCTCTAAGCACACTTTTTTCCATAGGTCAAGACCGCCCGTTTCAAGTTTCTTACCAACCCCTAAGAATTGCGCGATATAATCTAACTTATTAGAGTTAAAATTAAAACCGCTTTTTGCCCATTTAAGCGTGTCAATAGTATCGTATGTGTGGTTCATATCAATACCGTGAAATAACGCCCGTGTTCGTAGCCATTTAATATCGAACCTATCTCCGTTGTGCGCTATTGCTTCGTCTGCCTTTTCAAGTTCCTTTATGAATTCCTTTAATAGCTTTTTGTCTGAATTGTTTTTGTCCCAATGTAAAGAATGTACTTCGTCTTTACCTTCCCACTTCCAACACACACAAATTATAGCACGTTCTTGAATGATGTCGTAAGGTGTTATTGTTAGATTAAAACCTGAACGCCAAAATACACCTATGTTCGGACTGGTTTCGATATCGAAAAATAATCTTTTTCTATAATCCATAGTTTGCGTTTAGGATTAGGCGCAAAGGTATAATTTTAAGCGCACAACCTTAAATTAAATTTATTTTATAAGGGTATTATCTGAAAATCTTAACAGCTTCAAGACGTGTTTACCTCGCTCACAGCTTTTAAAGTTAACTTCCCTATTTTCCCATCTACTTCAATGTCTTTGCCTAAGTTATTTAACGCTTGTTGAAGTTGCTTCGACCCCGTGCCTACTCCCGACATCCACGCAAACTCTGTAGTTAAAACAGCGATGTTAAAAGGTAGTTTGTCACCTTGCACTTTATCCCAAAACCTATGTTTAAAAATACCAAACCACATATCGGGGGGCATTGCGTAAAATTCTTTGTCCTTATCTGAGCCGTAAGCCGCTTTCCAAGTAGTATAGGTTATTCCGTAGCTTGTGTGGTAATTAAACCCGTCAGAATGTGGCGTAGGACAAAACAATTTTGATGCTGAATCGTCTAAAGACTTTCCGTATTTACCCTCCCAACGTGCTACAAATTGCAAATATTTATCTAACATTTAAAACTCGTTTAAAAGACAATACGTTATTTTAACACCTGACGGCATGAGGTTTAGAATTTCTCTATACTTTGCCATGTTGTTTACCACTTGACAACCCGCAGACCAACCGCCTATTTTACTATTAGTTTTTGTCGCGTTAAAGTCGTATGTGTTAGGGTGAAAATTAATACCGAAATAACCTTCTACTATATTAGATGTCGCTTCGCTTTTGTCGTTTAGGTTTCCGTCACGATGTACTTTTATTTTCGCGCCTAATTGAAGTAACGCCGTTGTTCGTCCGAGATGCTTTCCCTTTTTCCAAACTCCGTAATACCAATTGTCGGCAACAACAACCGCAGCGCCAACGTTATTGTATCGTTTGAAACCGCCTTTAAGAATCGAAACACCTGGATTCGTAGTACCCGAAGTTACCGTTATAAATTCTTCACCTTTATAGATGTAAAACTTATCGTCAAAAGAATCGGGTGTATCTTCGTTAGACCTTACTCCCAATATCCAATAATCGGTCGGAATGCTTTTGAAGTTAGGCAAACTTTTTACCCTACTTAATAGTTGTTCGTCCGTGTAATTCTTTACCATGTTATGCCTTTTTGATTAAGTAAATTGCAACCACCGCTAAAAAAGCAATAGCCAACCAAACGTATATCTTTCTGTCTTCAGCTTTTTCTATTTTCCTATTTTCTCTAATAACGGTTTCTTTCAGTCGGATAGTGTCGCGGTGTATTTTGTATTCCGTTCTTAACTCGTAACGTGTTTTTGGTATTACTCGGTCGTTTACTATGTAAAGACTATCCCTATAAAAGTATCTGTAAACTACGGTGTCGTTTATTACATATGGTACTGAGTCCAAAACTAACAACGTGTCGATTTTACCGCAAACCCCGCCTTTACTTTGGAATTTTTCTAAGTGGTAAGCCGCCGAACAGCTACTTAATATAAACGCCAAAACAACTATTAACCTCATAGTTCCTTTTTTATGTTCTTAGCCTTAATAACCATATCCGTTATTTTGTCAATGAACGACCAACCCTTAACACTTTGGAAAGACTCGTCTATACTTTTGACTTCAATAGATATCAGCACCAACGCAAGTAACTTAGTGGTTAAGAATTCAGCACTAACAACCATTTTCGTTAAGTCGTTTATCATGTAGAAGTCACAAGCGTATATTAAACAAATAGCCGCACAATAAGAAATGATTTTAGGTACTAATCCAAAACGTGCTTTTCTTGAAGTGATATTTTCTTTAAGGTTGTACGCTTTCCACAACCCAAAAAAAGTGTCTATAATGGTCGACAAAGCAACCAATAAGACAATGCCGCTAATAGGCGCAAAGAACGCTAACAAGACATTAAGAATAACCGAACTATTAGATTTAATCGCGGCTAAGATAGTTGTCATGCTTCAAATTGAATTAACCAATTATCAACCATTGCGGGAATGTCGCTATCTTCCCAAGTATCTACATACGGCATATCTTCAGCCCTTACCCCGAAAGATGCTGTATCTGTTGACAGCAGAACATCTACGCTTAAAAGTTTGTCGATAGCCTTATCATGTATTGTGTTAAGGTCTATTGTAATAGTTGGGTCAACTATCTCTACGTTGAATTGAGGAAATTGATATTTCATGTTATGTTATTATTGTTCCGTTAACTGAGCATTCACGAACCCAAATGCCCCATAAAGAATTAGCTTTATTCGCAACCGTGAAAGGATTAGGGCCTCCTGTTTCTGTCACTATTCCGTTACTGCCTGTTTGATTCGTTGATACCCACATATAACGCCTTGTTAAATTAAAGGGCGCATAGTTGTATAAAAATCCATTAGGAAAATCAAAGTTCATGATATTCATCGCCTGATAAATATTGAATAAATACCAGCCTGTTAATGAATCGAATGTACTTGTAAGATGCTGACCGAGCTGCGTTGTCCATGCTCTTGTGTTGGCATCTCCGTAATAGTAAGCGAGTACCGTGCTTCCGTTGTATGTCGACCAGTCTATTGCTACAGAGTCAGTATATACTTGCGTTCCTACCTTTGAAGTAAATCTATTATTGTTCCCAAATGGATTATTTGAAGCCAGAGTAGTAAAGTTGGTGAGCCTCCCCATCTCAAGGTCACCATCATCGTTAGCGTTAGTGCTTACTGTCTGACCTGTCTTCATCAACGTTGCCCCAACAGGAGCAGCCATATTAATCACTATA